AAGAGAAATTTAATTAAACCAAAAACCAATGAGTAAATCAGAAATAGTTACAGACTTCCGCAAGATTGTTGGCAAACTTCTGGAAGCAGGCGCAAAGCAGACCTGGCTATTACTTGAATCCGAACTTGCACACGCCACCTTTAAGCAGATTATAGACTGGGGCGATGGTCCTGAATTACTACCAATGAAAGCCAGCACCCTTGCAAAGCTACAGGACTTCAACAAGCGTTACGCAATGGGTGGGGTGGTGATACCTCCTGAAAAGCCCGCAAAAAAAGTAGGGCGCCCGAAAAAACAAAAAGCCACAGCAGAGATTGAGGTGGATACATTCTTTGATTATCAGGAATCAGATGAAGTGGTCCCGATAAAAGAAACCCCGAAGGAGGAGTCAGTTGTGAACGCTTTAGATTCACCGGTGTTTAAACCCATTAATAGCTACCAGGCTGCACAGATCAAGGATTACAAAGAAGACCCCGAGGTATCAATTGACAAGGCTATTACCCTGCTTAACAGGGCATGCAGAGAGATGGGGGTATCATGTGAGATTGTAATAAAATCGGCGTGAATAGCTCTGAATGAATGAAACGCGCATCACTCCGCAACGGGGATTTCAGACCGAGTTCCTATCTTCCCCTGCCGATATTGTCATAGGGGGAGGATCTGCGGGCGCAGGTAAAACCTACGCCCTGCTAATGGAGAGCGTGCGAAACCATAATCTAAAAGGCTTTTCATGCGTTACATTTAGAAGAACATACCCACAGATTAAGGCCCCGGGGGGATTGTGGGATACATCCATGGGGCTATTTTCAAACATATCTGGGGCCAAGCCAAACGAATCAAACCATGAGTGGAAATTCCCATCTGGGGCAAAGGTTAAGTTTTCGCACCTTGAATATGAAAAGAACAAGCTGGACTGGCAGGGTAGTCAAATTCCACTTATATGTTGTAAAGTGGGTACTTTAATTAAAACCAAAAAAGGACCGGTAAAGATCGAGGATTTAAATGTTGGAGATGAAATAAAAACACTGAAAGGGTATTCTAAGCTTACAAAAAAGGGGTTGCTAAATTTCAAAAGAGGAATTTCTATTAGATTAGATAATGGAGAAGCGCAAGAAGTATCTTCAAATCATGAAATATTAACTAATTACGGATGGATTTCTTACGACCATACGATTGAATTTTTTCAACATAATTTATTCCAGCTTTTTCACAAAAGCGCTTTACCGTTCGGGCAGAAACCCCCGTTTTCTTTGTTATATCTCTTAGCCCATATTTATCTGAAACAGCAAGGCGAAGAACCTCAGATTTCAACTCATAATCAGTATATTGAGCGGGAGATTTTCTCTTATATTCTACAAGAAGGTCAGGAAAGCGATTTCGAAGCGTCTGATTATGACAATTTAGATGCCTTGCGGCGGCTTTTATCGAGCCAAAACGCTTTAAAGCTTCTTTCACTATGTCGCGATCAAGAGGTAGAAGTCCTGAATGTTCACGATCCAATCCAGCGTGTATTCGACGATGCTCATTCTTTGAAACAATTTGTAGATTTTCTATTCGATTATCATCTTTTAACCCATTTATATGGTGTATGTGCTCAATTCTCGCAAGATATCGTTTCAAATGGATCTCCATTATTAGCCTATGTTGAGGGACATAGCCATTATCAGATGCAAACAAATGATCAGGACAATATTCATCCTTATATCCATGAAGGGTTCGAGTTTTTACACCCATACAATGGTTCAAAACAGATTTCGGAAGAGGGTTGTGTATTAAGTACTTTCGATTGGACATGCGTTGATTATTTTGATGTTATTGATTTAACTATTAATAAAGATAATCATTATATCTCAAAGAGTGGTCTTATAAATAAAAATTGCTTCGATGAATTAACCCACTTCTCGGAAAACATGTTCTTCTATCTGCTTTCCAGAAACAGGTCAACATGCGGAGTAAAGCCGTATGTTCGGGCAACATGCAATCCTGATCCCGATTCATGGGTGGCAAAGTTCATTGAGTGGTGGATCGATCAGGACACGGGGTTTGCAATTCCTGAGAGATCAGGTGTGCTTCGGTACTTCATCAAAGATTCAGATGCATATGTGTGGGGGGGGTCGAAGGGTGAAGTATTGGAAAAAGTGCAGCATATTACAGGCCCGCTTTTAGCCGCCGAGCCAAACACGGACCCAAATGACCTTGTGAAATCAGCCACCTTTATACCAGGAACGATTTATGAGAATATAGAGCTGCTGCGCAAAGACCCAGGATATCTGGGTAATCTCATGGCACAGGATGCAGAAACAAAAGCCCAGCTGCTGGATGGGAACTGGAAGATACGAATTGATGGAACTGATCTTATTAATTATGTAAAGATGCAGGACGTATTCTCGAATAAGTTCGTATCTCCAGGACTCCGATGCATTACTGCAGATATCGCATTTGAAGGGTCAGACCTGTTTATTATGGGTGCCTGGGATGGCCGCAGGCTTATTGACATTGATTTTATGGAGAAATCTAAAGGGCCGCAGATAATCGAAAGACTTAAAACCTTTGCCCTTAAACATAAGATACCGCAATCAAGGGTGGTGTATGATGATGATGGAGCCGGTGCTTTTATTGATGGGTTTATCAAAGGAGCCAGAGCCTTTAACAACGGATCAAAGGCCCGCAAAGGACAGAATTATAAAAACCTTAAAACCCAATGTTATTACAAATTCGCTGATCAGATAGATCTTGACGGATACTACATACCCCCCGATGTAGCCAATCGCAAAATCAAAGGAAAGACCTTTGAGGAGCATGTTATGCATGAACGAAAAGGAATTAAAAAAGACAAGCCTGACCATGACGGCAAGAAGGCTATAACCCCCAAGGATCAGACGAAGAATATCATCGGCAAATCTCCAGATATACTTGATATGATGATGATGCGAGAATACTTTCAGTTCATTACAATTATCGACGATAACAAGTATATAAGTAAGTCGGCCCTCGGACTGCCTTGATTTATATTTTAAAGAAAAATAAATGGCCTCATACATTCAGCTTCTCGAAAAGCACGGGGAAGATCTTAAAAAGCTTATTGGTATTCTATCAAAGGATACCCGCGAAGATCGCGAAACCGATGAGTATATTCAGGAGTATAAAGGCGAGCGCACCCGAAGACCAAAGTCCGTAGGCAACCGTCAGAATAAAACCGTTGATATATTCTCTGAAGATGCAGGTGGGGCAGTAACAAAGACAGGAACCAAGGTTGTTGTAGTATCAAAGATCGCCCTTCCATTTCCAAAGAAGATAGTTCGGGCCAGAACCCACTTTATGTTCGGCGGTGAAATGACCATTGGATCAAAGCAGAGTGGCGAGGCGCTGAATGTTTTTAAAGAGATCTGGGATGAGTCGCTGAAAATGCAGAATGTATTGAAAAAGCTCGCCAGAACATGCATGAAGGAAACAAAGTCGGCCGTGATATTTTACCCCGCCCCTGTTATAATTGACGGGAAAAACGCTGTAAAGATTAGATCAAAGGTGCTTGATAAGTCCTGTGGGGAGTTTTATCCACACTTTGACGATATGGGCGATATGGATGCCTTTATTTATCGCTTCAAAACAATTAACATCGATGATAAGGCTGTAGAAAAAGCAAGAATCTATACCACTGAAAAGACAATAACCTACACCATGTCAGACGGATCATGGACTCCCGATGAGGGCGGAGATCAGAAAAATTTATTCGGCAAGATTCCTGTTGTATATGTTGAGCAGGAAGAACCCGAATGGGATGGAGTTTCAGCGATGATCGATAACTTTGAAAACCGCATGTCCCGCCTTGCAGATACCAATGACTACTTCTCAGAACCACTGCTGAAAATTTTTGGTAAAGTTTCAAAGATGCCCGGCAAGGACGAGGTAGGCCGGGTACTTGAATTCCCCATGTACGAGGATGATGTTTCCGGTAAGCAGATCCATGGTGATGCTGAATATGCCACTTGGGACCAGGTGCCGGAATCCGTGAAGCTGGATCTTGAAACCTCCTGGGACTCTATCTTTGCCATGACCAGCACGCCGGACCTTTCCTTTAACAACATAAAAGGCGTTGGAAATGTATCCGGGGTTGCCATGGAGCTAATGTTTATGGATGCATTCATGGCCAGAGAGGAGAAAATGGAGATATTCGATCCGGCGCTGAAAAGATGCATATCCGTTATCCTCGCCGGGATGCAGAACGTGACCTCCATTAAGTACAAGAACGATGAATCTCTGGAGAATATCGATGTGACTTTCAGCGGATCGCTTCCACAGGACATAGCTAATTTCATTGATTCTCTAGTAACCGCTACCGGTGGTAAGCCAATTATGAGCCAGGAATCCGCATCTCAGTTAAACCCATTGGCTAAAGATACAGATCAGGAGATTGACCGGATCCGCTCTGAGTCAAGCACACAACTTAACGAATCATTTAACATTTAAATTTTGATATATGAAATCACACGAAGTTCTATTTATGTTCTTTACCACAATTATCGCGGGCGATTTTAAAAAAGCCCACGGGCTTACTTCTAAAACATGGGCTGAAAATAATGGTCCTGATGTATTGAAAAAGCAATTCAAAGATTTACCGGAGAATGTATCCTTTTTGATCGAACAGGTAATCAAAGAGCTGCCAACCGAACAAGTGCATGTTGTTACCTTCAATGCAGAGGGTAAAACCGGAAATGCAAAAGCGGGTATGATTTGCGAATCGTGGCCGGGTAAAAAAAGCGCACAGGGAGATTGGGGTGTTGATCCGGACAACATTGAGGCTATTAAAATGGTAGGCGTTGAGCGGGTAAGTGGTGAAAAGAAACCACAACCAGTCGCCCCGGCCAAAAAAGAGCCCGCAAAAGAACCTGATTCTGGGCCTTTACCTGACCACAGCGAGATCCTTGCTAAAGCAGAAGACATGGGGATTGATGTTCCTGAAGGAGTAACCGCAGATCAGATTCAGGCTCTGATTCAAAAGGAGATGGATGCTCAGGTGGCAAAACCCGCACCCGAAGAAAACAAACCCGCCGTCAAAAAACCACGGCAAAGAAAGGAGGCAGGTAATGGAAGCAAGAAATAAACTTGAAGCCTTTTTAAAGGCATGGAAAGACAGGGATTTCTCTGCCATGATGGACACCTGTCAGATGACCTGGGCGTACACCAAGTCGGAGGAAGATTTAAAGCAGCATTTCGGATCGGAGGATTGGTTAATCAAGTCTTATTCAATTACCTCCTTTTCCAATGTTTCGAATGTGAAAAAATCATTCACCATGGAACTAACCTTTTCGGACGGAAGGATTCAAAGGCATGCAGCTGTTGTGATATGCGAATCAGATCCATACAAGCCCGCCCCCTTTGGTGCCTGGGGAGTAAACCCCGTGAGCGTTATAAGGAATTTCGGAACAATCAAGGCGAAGACAACAAAAAAGGCGAAAAATGAAAGCAAGAAATAAAAACGCATACGAAGTGGTGCAACTCACCCGCGAGCTTGCTGATGAAGTGGACCAGAAGTCCATCCGGCCGATGTTTCAGAACATTACATCCGTGGAGGTGCGCCCCTATGGATTTCTGATCAATACCCGATTAACCAGATATGATATTCCAGTTGGACACTGGATAATGCGAGATCAGAGGGGTAAGGTCTCAGTTGTTTCTGATGTTACTTTCCAGATGAACTACGAGGTTCTGAATGATTGAAAGCATAAAGAAATATGAGAAGCGGTTACTCGCGCAGATAATGGCCCAGGAACGGGCCATTTCTGTTATATTCGATGAATTCACCCGGGCTATTGCGCCACTACTAAGGCGATACCGTGAAGCGGGGGCGAGTGTATGGATAAGAAACAGGGACATTGAATCTGCCATTAACTCTGAACTTCGCCGCCTGGAGTTGAGCCTGTCGAGATACCTGAAGACAGAAACCGTTAAGGCGTGGAATATTTCTCACGATAAGACCGATATAATTGTAAAAGAGTATATCAAGGAGCTTTCCTTAAGTGAGGTGGCTAAAGATGGGCTTTTCTTTCGTAATATGGATGCGTTAAAAGCGTTTCAAGACAGGGTTGAAAAAGGATTCAGCGTATCTCAAAGGATATGGAAAACCACAAGAGAGATGAAAACTCAAATAGAACTGTACCTGCAAAGTGGCATGGCTACAGGCAGGAGCGCCGCACAAATCTCCCGGGATGTAAGGGGGTTTTTGAAGGATCCGGATAAACAGTTCCGCAGGGTACGCGATCCACAGACGGGTGAGTTAAAGCCATCAAAGCCGATGAAGGGGTATCACCCGGGCCGCGGCAAGTATAGATCATCTTATAAGAACGCCGTAAGACTTACCAGAACAGAAACCAATATGGCATATCGGTTAAGCGATCAGGTCAGGTGGCGGGAAATTGATTTTGTAAATGGTTATGAGGTGAGGCTTTCGGCCGGTCATCCTGAATATGATATCTGCGATGAAATGGCCGGAGAATACCCTAAGAACTTCGTATTTTCAGGCTGGCATCCTCAATGCTACTGCTATATCGTTCCCATAATGCTGAAAATGGATCAGTTCGCTCAGTATATCAATTCAGGCACGATCCCCGCCGGTGAAAAGGTGAAAGGAATTCCCCCGCGCGCTTTTAATTATGTGAGGGATCGTTCACAGAAAATCACAGCCATGCCAAATAAACCCTATTGGCTACAAGATAACTTCACAAAGAAAAACGGGACGTACTTTCCCAAGAAGGCAATTGACAATCCGCCAACAATCAAGGGGGTAATTATTAAAAGTAAGTAGCGTTTTATTTAAACATGTATCATATACTTATACCATCGACCCGGCACTAACCGGGTTTTTTCATACCAATACCTTCGTATACCACAAGCTTTATATTTTAAACTGTATAAAAAAAAGCTTATGAAGGAAAAACTTTTGGCAGCACTGAAAACCAAATTCCAAGGGGTTCAGGACGCCACCCTCGAAAGGATCGCCATTAAAAAGGCTGAGACGGTAACCGGGGAAGATCAAATTCAGAACGTTGTTGACGGGCTGAAGTATGACGACATTATTCAATCAGAAACGGACTTCCGCATTGGACAGGCCTCTAAGACCGCCCGGGATAAGGCAGTAATAGAGTACGAGAAAAAGCACAATCTGAAGGACGGAAAGTCACAGAAAAGTAACGACGATGACCCGGAAGATCTTATAGATGATCAGGGCGATGAGAAGGTTCCAAAGTGGGCGCAGAAGCTCATCAAGGAAAACTCAGAACTTAAAAGCACTATTCATGGGATCACTAAGAGTCAGGAAGTCGGGACAAAAAGAGATCAGGCCCTAAAGATCATGGCTATTTCAAAGATTCCTGAGAAATACCGCGAGAAATGGGTCAGACGCCTGGAACTTGAATCTGAAACTCCATTGGAGGAGCAGGTTAAAGAACTGGAAGCAGAATATGTTGACCTCCAGCAAGAGACAATCAACAGCGCTGTAAAGGAAGGTACATATGTACCTGGATCAGGCGGGTCGGATGGGTTGGAAAAACAGGAGATGACAGACTATCTGAATGAAAAGTATCCCGAACAAGCAGAGAATTAAGTATTAACTAAAAATTTCTGCAAAATGTATGTAGCAAAAGAAACCGGCACAGAAAGGTCTTTATGTATCGAAGCGGTACTTGAAGATATTCCAGGCGGTGGTGTTATCGAGCCGGATGATTTTAAATCAGGCACCACTGAATTAAGTGAAGGAGCCCTTGTTGGGGTCGATTCTAATGGTCTTTACCACCTTGTTAAAACAGCTGAGCTGTATGAAGACGAGGCAAACGATGAGACTGGGTATAAGGTCCTTAAGGGTCATGAGTTTAAGGTCGGCGATGTTATTATGGCTTCTGTAATTACCGGCTCGGCCGCAATTGCAATTACCGCCATTACCACCACCGAAGACGACTATGACACAATCACAGTAGGCACGACCCTTGGACTTGTAATGAGTGACGGTGACGTACTGGCGCAGGCAACTGCTACGGCAGCTTCCGGCAATGGCGTCCTGAAATACACTCCTGCAGGTATTACTCTTAACAGCGTTGATCTTTCCAAAGCGAATAAGGGAGCTGGTATTATGGTTCGCGGTACTGTCAATGAGTCACTACTTGCCTTCCCGGTAGATGCCACATTGAAAGCGCATCTTCCACTTATTCGATTCATCTAAAAATTAAAGCAAAATGGAACGATCACTATTAAAAGAGCTTAACAAATCGACCTTAGAGGCGTATGTTAACCGTGCCCGGGATGCATTTTTCAAAAGAATGTTTTGGACAATGTTTTTCCCTTTGAAGTATACCACCCAGTTAACCTGGGAATCTCTTGCAGGCTCCTCCGGATCACCTGTTATGG